AATCCATTGATACCTTCCAGCTTCTTGATCAAACTTAATAGAAACACTGCCTATAGTAGATCCAGAATCAACATGTTCAGATAAAGTTGATTTAATCACATTATATCCAATTTCAGTTAAACGAAAAACAAACAAGTCTGTTTTTTGCTCAATATCATCACGATATTTACGAATCTCATCTGCATAATCATGAAAAGATTTCTTTGATAAATTTAAGCGTTTTCGTTTAGTTGCCATTGTTGTGACCTCGCTAGAATCGCATAAGAGACGGTATTAATTCCAATTGCTGGATTTTCTGACACAATATATGGTGCATCGTCAGATACTGCATACTCGCCATCCATCTTCGGTTCTTGAGACACCCATATAAGACTATCTTTACAGATTCCATGTGTCTTCTCTGTTGTGGTAATGACTCGTGAATACTGTACATTAGAACCAAACAAGTCTACGCTTACACCTTTTGTTAAAGACTTACCTACTTTTCCTGCCGATACATTTGCCATGAACTTTTTAGGTTTCGTATAAGTTGTAATCTTCTGTCCGGTTATATCTCCATTCTTGTCTATCCTATCCTCTTCTCCTGTTGGAGAAATAAAATAACAAGTTAGTTGGTTTATCATTAAATCTCTCATGCTGTCACCTAAAATAGTTCTACATAAGCAGTTACACCCTTGAAGCATTCTTCACGATTCTTCCACATACGAGAAATATTATTCTCTGTGTACATAGTGTGTCCTTCTGCTCCACGTTGGTTATAATCATACAATGCAATGTCCCGGATGTTTGAATAATGTTCAACTAAGTCACTCTCAATGTCCTTCTCCTGCATGTTCTTTGGATAACTACGGCGCTTTCTTACAGCTTTTACAGCGTTTTTCACCTTAATTTCCATGACATCTTTATCAGCATCAGAAAGACCTAATTCAATTGTTAAATCATCCGTTATTTCTTTGATTAAGTCTTCCATATGATACCTCTACTTCCTTTTGGTCTTCGGTTTTTCTTCTACTACTTCTTCTTCAATCTCTTCACCAGCTTCATAAAACTGACCGTTTACTTTAACTTTCGTATCAAATTTCATATTCTTCTCCTAAAATAAGAGGACTACATCACATAGTCCTCTTATAATTATCCAAGTACGGCATCCCCACCAATCACATCTTTTCCAATCTCAAAGACTGATGGGGCATCTAAAAAGCCTTAATCACAAAGACTTCATCCATACGTTCAAAGGATGGTAATACTACCTCAGACGCAAGAATCTTTGTGTGTACAGGGTCTGTACTATGCACTACCTGAACAGATACATTGTTGTTAATCATAGCAACATCAACACCAGCTGCTCCCATAACACGCTCTTCTGGAGTAGTTCCATACCACGTATTTCCTAGAACACCTGAAGGAATCAGTGTCGCGAACCCATCCGGATAGAACTGCTTCACGATACCAGCTTCATCGCGATACTTCTTATTGTAGATCACAATAGAAATACCAAGAGCTGATCTAAAGAAGTCTTTCACGATTTGGTCTGTTACCATGATGTTTGCTGTCAAGTTTTGAGCCAACAAATAACCGCGAACCTTAGCATTTTTCTTAAGAAGATTGAATGTCTTTTTAGACACGATCATAATCTCAGGTTTTGAACCTGTTCTCTCTTCCACGGAGTCCATTCCCTTTTCAATATCTGCTACAGGGTCAGAGTTTACAGTATCTGTCCACTGATCAGTAGCGGTTACGATATTTAGGAAGTTATTCGTTTTGAAATCACCAGATGGATCATAATCATACAGATAGGTAGCTCCATTTGCTGCAATAGAAATACCAGGCTTTCCATTTACAGGAGATAACAACTGCATAATCATTCTCTCAGGAACAACATCCGCACCATCAATGAGCGTATTTACATCATCATAGATAGATTCAAGCGCTTGAGTTAATAATGGATCACCCTCTTCACCGGCACGAAGCAAGTCTTGCTCGTCTTGTTCCTTAACAAGCATGGACTCCTTAAAGAATGCCATCTCTGTCTTATCAATCTTAATACCTTCTCTAGAGCGAATCGTAGAAACTGTATCAAATGCAGAAGGAGACAAAGACACAGGAAGACCTTTGTGAGTCTTAATCCATTTTAAATCCAATCCTGCCTTCTTCTTAGAAGGGAATAGGATAGGTCCAATATATTCTAATAAATTACTACCAGCTATCGTTCTGTTTAAAGCGATCGCACGAGCTGATAGTTGTTCTCTCATAATAGCCATTATGCTACCTCCTTATTCAAACACGATGAGCGGTAAAGCTGTTTTAACAGCCGGTGCCAACGTGATACCTGCATTCTTGTTACAGTTCGCTTCATTTACGTTTGCAAATGCACGAACTAGGGAACCGTTTGGATTAGAATCCAACACGTCATTTAACAAGATACCAATTGCAGAAGCGGTGTTTGCTACACTACCATCTGCAGCAATCGGATTCCCTGCCTTTACAATACCATTAACAAATGCGGTATCTTTAATAGTGATTGGAGTTAATAACTCTCCACCTAGTTTTCTTTTCAGAATCTCAGGCGTTGCATTAACTGCCGTACTTGTGTACTTCATCTGACTTCCTCCTTATTCTAGAAACTTACTTAATCCATCTGTATTGCGAGTGTTAGCTTTCGCTAAATCAATCGCTATTTGTTCCTGCTTTGTGTACTTCTCACCAGGTTGATTCCCCTGATTTTTAGGTGTTGGCGTGTTTGCCATTGCCTGTTGTTGAGCGCTTTGAGCAGATGCCTGACCATTCTCCTTCATAAGTGTAACGAAGTTATTCGCTAACTCTTTTGATTCATCTAACGTACCACTCACCATTGTGTTTACAATCTTCTCGTACTTATCAACATCTAAACCACCAGAAACAAGAATCTTCTCAACCTCTAATCGGTTGAACTTCGCCTCGTAATCAGCTTTAGCCTTATTTGCGTCAGCTAATTGTTGCGTTAACTTTTCAACATCTGTTAGATTTGCTTGGTCAAGCTTATCATATTCTAATGCCTTCCTTGTTAACTCCGCTAACGTTGATGGGTCTGTCACCTGCTGTCTTAAACTGTTTGTACTTGCTCCATGTAACCCCATGATTTGATTGAGTTGTTCATCTGTAATCGAACGAACACCGTCTACTTCTGGAAATAGTGCTAAAATGTCTTCTCTTCTCATAACTCTCCTTACATCTACGTTTGATGACGCAGTACACTCTGCTTCGATGTTGACTTGTTTACGTACAGTCAGACGAATTTTTATTGAAACCTTGCGGTTGTTTCTGTTCTGTGTCGCACTCCACCATATATTTACATCTTCTACATATGATTCTGATTTTTCCAATTACCTCAGCTTGTATGCGTCCACACTCTGGACATCTAACTACCTTGTATTTGTCCACCAAGTTTACCTACTTTACTCTCTATCTCTAAACGTTTTAAATCCTTTGCCTCTTGGATATAATCCATGGACTCTAACCAAACCTTATCTGAATCACCCCATAAACCACATGTAGCAATAGCGGTTTTTGGGTCGATATTGTTCTTCATGAAGTAATCTAACGCTTGCGCCTTTACTAACATATTATCTGTTTGATTCCGCGTAATTTGAATACCGATATCAAGGATGGACAACTCAGATGGAATCTGACTGTTCGCTTTTAGAATCCTTAATACTTTTTGCAAAAACTCTCGTTCTGACTTCTTAATTGATGCTTCATGAAGCTTCGCTCGTTGTTCAGCAAAATCCCAACCATTACGCAGGTATACCGCTTGGCCTGTATCTCCACCTGTATTTTGCTCTCTAGAAGGCATACCAAGAATTACCAACACATTACTTCTTAAATCATCTATATATGTCTGTGTCTGTGTTTGGCTTAACTCATTTGAGATGACGTCCACGTCAGCAGGAGTCTGTGGGTCAACTGTTTTAATCTTGATCGCTCCAACCTTATTCATCTCGCTAATTTTATTCTCATCTATATCACAGTTAATAAACT